ACAGTGCCCTCACAACGACAGTGCCCTCACAACGACAGTGCCCTCACAACGACAGCAGCAGGCCTCTTTGCTCCTCTGCTCGCTCCTCTGCTCCTCCTCTGCTCCTCCTCTGCTCCTCCTCTGCTCGCCCCTAGAACGCCCTCTCGCGGCTTTGACCCCTTGCTACCCCCCTGCTGCCCCCTGAAAGCCCCTCAGATCGCCGTATAGGGGCCTTTACGGGGGTGCTGGGCCTTATGCAAAAGGCAGTAGGCCTCATGTCGTATCGCCATCCTCTCTTTGTCTTTAATCATTCGGGGCCCTTGCCTCATACCTGTCCTCCCCTCCGTCTCCTGTGTGACTTATCCCTCTGTATGTCCTACCTCACAATGCCTCTTCATCTCTTACCCCCCAATCATTTTGGGGCCCCCAAACCATGCATATCGACAGGTGTAAAGACGAATCGGCCTCAGATCCCCTAACTAGTGGCCCACGCAGCGCAACATTTCCTGTGTGACCTACATCAATGATACAAGTCACACACTAAACTAACCTAACTTAACTTAGGCTAACCTAACTGCGTGGCTACACTCACGAAGCACAAGTAAAGTTGTGTTTACCTTTGCATCAACTTGCACGAACTGACATGATCTATTCGTCAGAGTGTCAGAGAAAAAAATCCTCGCGAAAACCCCCTTTTTCGCTGATTATTTCTAGATTTTTTTATTGAAATACAATCAGCAAATTATTACCCACAGAGAATAGCTATAAAACATAGTTGTAATAACCATGTTCTATATACAAGATGTTCTAAAATAGAAAATATTCTTAATACTATAGATAATATTATTACTAATAAAGAAAATTAAAAACGCACTACGTGCGTCCGCGGGTTAAGAAGGAGTTCCACGCCTAATTAACGTCAATATGACATTAACCCCTCAAACGCAAAAAACGCCCTAAAACGGCCTCTCACGCCTTTTCAGACCCCTACCTAGGCCATGACACTACCCCCACCCTAAAACTCGCTCAGATCGCCTTCTAGACCCCTTAAACGGCCTCTCACACTCACACTCCTCCCCCCACAACCCGAAATCCGGCACGCTGTGCACACGCGTATACCACAACCAAGCAAAAAAACACAAAAGCATTCCATATTGTGAGATGTCAAGTGAAAGCATGCAAAAAGCTTAAAGTGTTGCCTATTACACCCTTTAAAAGCCTTGACTCTTACTTCAAAACAAGATAAAATACCAGGGTCACCGCCCTGAGTATGTGTAGGAAACACACACACATCAGCAATAAAGCACGGGGGTGTCGACGTAATACAACCACGAGGCTGCCGACGTAACACAGGAGCATCACGAAGCAACAAAGACCCCACCACCTGTCGACGCAGCCCAAGGTCAAGACCCCTCATGAAGCCCCAGGCACTGTCGAAGGTGATAGCCCCCTCCACACACCAGCCCCTACCACAAGCCACGCGTAACGACGACATATAGGCGAGGCCAAGGGCCAAGAGGGCAGCAGCGGGCCTACACACCACACCCTGTCGTTGAAAGCAAGGGCAGGTTATCAACGACGGGGCCTGTCGAACGCACTAAGGGCCGCACACAAGCAGGGCGGTCGACAGGCCCTGTCGTATGCGTTAGCACGCCACGCGTAAGGAGCTAAGGCTGTGTCGCACACCCTGGCTCCGAGGCTAGATGCGCACATGTGTAGCAAGGCCTCTACGCCTCTGTCGAATGCCTATACGCCTGTGCTGTAGCGAGCCAGTCCGTGTCGTTCAACCACACCACACGCGATGTGATGCAGGTCACGCAGACTTGAGTTGACACTCTGACAGACGCTGCGCTAAGCTTGAGTCATCGGCAAGGGAAACAGCCCAAAGCCAAAACCAAAGACGCCGTGAGGCGAACGATCTTGATTGTGAACTGAATGAAGCACGGGGGTTGGCTTGCACCAACCGGAGACCTTGGCAGGGTCACCTCACGCCCGTGTCGGCCAGACACTAGCGCACTGAGTAGCCGCTCACCGCGCTGTGTACTCAGAGCCGCGCCCCTGTCGAAGCCACAAGCAACGACAGAGGCAGGTTCGATTCCTGCCCGGCTCACGAAGTGACACGCATCACGAAGCTTCCAGTTGACAGAGTGACAGCCTACGCGATAGGCTGTAGCCACAAGGTTAAACACCACACCGAAAGGTAAACCCCAATGACACACCTCATCACCCTCACCGACGAGTACACTCGCATGCCGCAGCTCACCCGCATCGCTGGCGACTACGACCGCTACAAGGAATGGTTCGCCCTCGTACCCGGCTTCAACGCCTACGACGCAGCCAAGTGGGCACAGCGCGTCATGCGCGGCCTGAACGGCGACCGACAGGCACTGACCCAGCTCGAAGACGCGGGCTTCGCCCTCACGGTCTACTGACCCCCACGAGGGGCCTGTCGAACCACCAACAGGCCCCTCACCACACCAAAGGAACTCAACGATGAACATCGCCGCCCTCGCAGCCACAGCCCTACTCGCCACAGCACCTGTCGCCACCTACGCAACCGAAACCAACAACGACGGACTCACAGTCGAATACGTGCCCCTCGACCAAGTACCCGACTGGTATACGACAGTCCCCTACATGCACACCGGGGTATGCATGATCACTGAGCAAGACATCACCTGTGCCAGCCGGGAATCAATCACGCAGTGGAAACGCGTCACCTTCCACGACAGGTACACGCAGGCACTGTACAAGTTCATCCAACACCCTCGAAAGGAACCGACAATGAACCAGCTCAGCGACGTGTACGACGAAATCCGCAACGCAATAGGCGAGAACGCCGACGACTTCAACATTGAAGGCATCGCCAACGACGCCTACATCTTCAACCCCGCAACCCAGACATTCGAACCCTCCCCCGAGGTCACGTTCTGGGCAGCTGTCGAAGCCAACGCGAACTAGCTCCAACAAGACATCCCCGCATCAATGGCGACAAAGCCGGGTTCAATCCCCGGGCGGGGAACGAAGCACCCTCAACAGGTGAGGGCGCTCAACCCAATACCGAAAGGTAAAATCATGTCGAAGACCTACAAGACCGATCCCTGGGACATCAAGGAAGCGCGTGGTGTCGCGTGGCACCCCCGTGAGTTCCGCAGGGAGCACACCCGGGACCTGAGCAAGCGCATCCGTGCTCGCGAGCGCCGGGAGATGGAGCGGATTACCCGCGACCTTGAAGCTTGGGAGTCCTACTACCCGACCGGGGCAACACTGCGTGAGTTCGAGACTGCTACGAACAAGGATGGGTGGCAGTACTGATGGCAACCATCAAGGCAACGCTTCAGAACCTGAAGAATAACGGCCCCGGCTACTACCCCTGCCTTGTCGGCGGCAAGCTCCACATCAACGGGGACGGGAACTTGTACATGCTCGTGCGCAACGACACCCACGAGACCCTGTGCCAGTGGAATAAGCACACGGGCGTCGTGTGGGTTCTCGGGGAACTCGCTTGGCATGAGAAAAAGGCCATTAACCAGATCATTGAGGTATGGCGTCCCTGGTACAGGGTTGACTGGGAGACCTGGGAGGACACTCACCGCCGGGCATACAAGACCCTACTCCCCTTGAAGGGTCTGTGACTCGGTAAGGCTCATCGCATCCCTGTGAGATTATTCGAAGATAATCTCATCCCTGCCCTCGTTTGGGAGGCCCACTAGGTTCGATTCCTAGGCAGGGAGCGACAGAAAAAACAAACGAGACCGAAAGGTAAAAATCATGCTGTCACGCAAATGCGCAGAATGGATCATTGGGCCCGAACTGACGCCCGAACTCGCAGCCACCATTGTGGATGGCGGGCTGCAAGGTAGCGACATCTGGGATGACGTGTGCACGTTCGTAGGCGGCTGGTGCAATGACACCTACGTTTTCCTTGCGTGGGACGCTATGGGGCGCCCCGACGAAAGCGAGTACTTGGAACCCGATTACGATATGGAACGGGACCCTGAGCGTCGCCGTGCCATTGTCGCTAACGCCCGCATCTCAGCTATGGCCGAGCTTATTACAGACACTTTGATCAGTGTCGTGGAAGACATCCTGGTTCGTGATGGCTGGACCATTCGCCCCGCGTCTGAGGTGGAAGCCGAAACAGACCCTCACAGCGTCGGCTGGGTCGAGAACGGCTGCGACGCCCTCGGCTTCGCAGGTGAGGGCTACCTGTTCGCTCCTAGCAAGGAGGATGAATGATGCTTAACCGGTATGGAGCCGGGTTCTACTATGCAATGCTGATGGGCTGGTGACTGGCATGTGGGAAGAGCTGTTGAGCGTCATTAGTGACAAGTCTTACCCGCTTGAATCTATGCAGGAACACCTAGTTGGGTATGTCAAGGATGATACGGGCTGGGACCTGACCCGTGGTTTGTTGAACGAGGCTACTTGGACCTATTCAGTGAAAACGAGCCATCAGGCATCTTCGTTGCTGTCGAAGGTCTCGTATGGCGGTGCAACACCAACACAGCCGACAACCAACTGTACTGGTATTTCGAGACCGGGGCGAGCGAAGGTGTGAACCTTGATGACATGTGTTTCGTGCATGGCTGGGCACATCAGTTCATCTGGAATTCAGAAGATAAGAAATGCTACATCGTGAACATTGCGAAATGAAAGGAACAAGAATGTACGGAAAGATTGACCCTGAACTGCTTGTCGATTGGGAGCTGCGAAAGTCGTATAGCCCTGAAGAGCTTGGGATTGAACCAGGCTTATGGGATTACGTCAAGAAAGACGGTTCCCTCATGACTCTCGAAAGCCTTGAGGATGCTTGCGTGCATGTGTTCGACAAAGCGAATAAGCCTAGTCTCATCTTTGGGAAGGTCTACACTGCGAGTCAGGTTGCACGTGAAGTCGCGTGGGACGATTGGAACGACTACGTGAAAGACACACTGTCAACTATGTGTGTCGAAGGCATTATCCGTCGGATTAACTGAAAGGAAGCCAACAATGAACACTGAAGCACTCGTTACACGTATCATCAAGCTCAATACTGAGATTGCTGAGCTAACCGAGGTCCGTGACGGCCTGAAGCGGGAACTGTGCGCAGCCTTCCAACCCGGAGACAAGATCACAGTAGGCGACACGTCCGTGTCGTTCATGGTGCGACGCACAGTTAACCCGGCGGCGGTTGAGAAGATGGCAGCTTTCAAGAAGCTGCCCAAGGCAGTGCGAGAGGCTTGCTACGACAAGCCCAAGCTGAACACGCGTAAGCTTGCAAGTCTGGGTCTGATTGACCTGGAACCTGCCACCAATGTGTCGGAGGTCTACGCGACGTTCCGATGAAATGGAAGACATACGGCACGGGTAGTGGCTACACTATTGAACAGGTGGAAGCCACTACCCGTGCCCTGGAAGACAGTGAGCTTGTCGAGTATTCAACTCAGTGGCTTGAATCTGTCAGGCAAATGCGGGCCGCTGAAATCATTCACAAAACCCTAGGAACAGGGACAGAAATTGAATTGCCTAACGGCATCAGTATTTACATTGAAGGGAGGTAAGAATGCTAAAGGATTGGGTGGAAGGGTCAACTGTTAAGCTAGAAGAGTTTAAGGAAGACATCTTCTACGAGCTGTACCATAATGGTGAGTTCAAACCTGACACTGACTGGGAGACCCTGCATGATGACTGGATTCGTGGCCTCGGCTTCACTCAGTGGTGGAATGAGATGCTTCCCGCCATCGGTTACGAAGAGTGGGGTAGACAGAATGGCCGATTCTTATGGGTGAAGGATTGGGCAACACTCGTTGTCATCCCTGGCGTGTACGAACTACCAACGTTCGACATCAAGGCAACATTCAATGAGGATAGCCTTGAAGAAATTGAATACGCAGAAGGTGTCGTTAAGGATCGCATCTTCTATGCAGAAATTATTGCAACAGAAAGGAACTGACATGTCTCTCGATGAAATCACTACAAAGTACCAGCAAGTTTGTGTCAAGGCTGTCGAAGCTGCTATCCGACAGGTGGCTGCAAAGCACGACATTAACGAGCTTGTTGACCAGGGATTCTACGTAGCAACCTACCTGTATGGTGGAACTGACCTGACCATTTGTGCTGAGGTTGGGCGTGACGGGTATTGGGGCGTTGAACGCCCTGAGACGGATGTGACAGCCATCAATGAGGATCTACAGCTTGCCTTGGATAAGCTCGGACTAGATGTCATCCTTAATGCCATGCTCACACAAGATATGGAATCCGCTGATCAGGTTGTTTTCTGGGAGCTAGGCTAATGAAGGAGAATACTACAATGCAGACTGATTACTCGGAGATTTGTTAAATGACATTCTCCCCCCGCCTCTACCAGTCCCGAGTATTGGAAGGGCTAGCAAACTCTAAAACACCCTTCACGGGACTGGTAGGGGCTGGCCTCGGAACAGGCAAGACCGCTGTGTCGGTGTGGAATGCCATGAACGCATTCGGGGATACAATCAAGGATCAAATCATCCTCGTGGTTGCGCCTGTCCGCACTGAGTCAGGATGGCGCAAGCACTGGAAAATGCTCGCAGGTCTCGACATGGTCACCCTGTCAGGGAAGAAAACTAAGGCTGCCCTGCGAGTATGGGACAACCTTGAAGCCCACAAACCCGGTGTCTACTTTATTACCTGGGAGCTAATGCGCTCACGTAACAAGGAAAAGCGCTGGGACGGTAAGGCTAAGAAGATGATCTACAAAGCTATGAGCAAGCCATTCTACGGTGCCCGGTTCGGCATGCTCATTGCCGACGAATGGCACCGCGCGTGCAACCATTCTTCCCTGAACTTCGCTGTTGTACGAAACATTCAAGCCAAGTACCGGCTCGCCTTGAGTGCGACACCAGCGGGGAATAAGCCCTGTAATATCTGGGCGGCCCTCAAGTTCCTATGGCCTAACCACTATGGGGGCTACTGGGACTTCTGTGCCAAGTTTTTCACGGAAGAGTTCAATGCCTTTAGCTCCTTCGGGAAGACCTACACAAGCGAGAAGCATCCTGGCATGGTCCGACGCGGCGCGCCCTCGTACCATGAGGTGTCTCAGGCTGAGGCTAATCCGGAGCTACCCGGCGTGATTGTTCACCGTGTCGAAGTGGAACTATCCCGCACGCAACGCAAGCTGTACAACGACCTGGAAAAAGATGCACTCACGTACTTGAATGACAAGCCACTGGCCTTGTCTATTCCAATGGAACTAGACCTACGGCTTCGACAGATGACACTGGGAGTCCCATCATTCAACGAGGACGGGGCTGTCGATTACAAGGAAGACTGCAAGTCCTCAAAGCTAGACGCAATGATAGATGTCATTGCTGATCTTCCCGAGGACGATCCTGTCGTTGTGTGGGTACACTCCCAGAAGTTCATCAAGGCAGTGTTGCACCGTCTGCGCAAGGCTGGTATCTCATGCATTGAGGTGTCTGGTAAGTCCCGTGGCGACTTCCACGCCATGATTGACGGGACAGTTCGCGTCATTGTCGCTCAGCATGAGGCTATGAGTGAGGGTGTCGATGGACTCCAAGACGTGTGTCATACGGAAATTTGGCTGAGCCAGTCGAACAGCTTGGTCATTAACGAACAGGCGACAGGACGCCTTAATCGACAGGGGCAAAAGACGGCTGTCAACCGCTTCCTGATTCAAGCTATCGACACAGTGGATGACCGTGTGTTAGGCCGCTTGCGGGAGAGATTTGACAGATTGAAGGCTAGTGGCCTGATCTAGGAAGAAGAAACGCCAACAGAAAGGAAACTACTATGGATGACTACTACCGTGAATGTGCTGACAGCATGAAAGCTAGTTGGAACGAACGCAAGCAACACTCGTTCATTCCTATCATGTTCTGTATTGCCCTTACCGTGACGGGCCTCTGGTTCCCGTCGTGGCACATGTACATCGTGATTGCTTGTGCCATCTACCTTGCAGGGCTGGTAGCAATCTTCCTTCTGATTATGATTCTGTTCGTCCTCGTTTGGGCACTCACCCGCTTTATGATGAAGGGAGAAAACTAATGCAGATTGTGGAGTGCAATCACAAAACGGTCGCTAAGCTTCTGAAGAAGAATGTGGAAAAGTTCTGGCTAGACAACAGCATGGACACATATATTCAGTTCACTGATGGCAGTGTCGTCTGCATTCATGTGCTTGATTACAAGTGGGCGACCTATGTGGCATTGGATGGGCGGAAAGAAACTGAAGCCACTAACAACGCGGTCTCATTCAACGACAGCCAGGATGTTCACCTGTGGTATAGCCCGCAGGGTGATGAACACTTGTTCACAGCACGAACAGTGTCAATCGACTTCGATGCTGTCAGGTACTACATTAGCGACAGGATTCAGTCCCCAATTCGACACTATGCCCCGATTGTTGAATTTCATTATTACGAAAAGGGAGAGACATGGGAGTAAGCATCAAGGAAATCTATAGCCCCATCCTTGGCTACGGTTGGGAGGATTTGCCGTCTGACTACATCAAGCGGGAGTATCTTCCCGTCGAAGACGGGATTGTCACCACACCGAGCGGGACAAAACTTGGGACAGCTTTCCTAGCAAACGGAGGGCTTCGTCTGATCAACACATCTGGCACAGTGTGTGCACAGTGGTGGACGGGTGACAACGAGATGGCTGTCGTTGATCCTTTCAACAACCAGGTCTTCACCGTGCCGACACTGACTGACCTGAAGTGCAACGCACGCGAGCTGGTGTCGAAGAATATTGACCCCGACGCCGCAAAGCCTCTTGACCTGTCACTCATGTGGGTAGATCATGACCGAAACGAGGTAGGGTTCTACAGGGATGACTTCCCTGAGAACATTTGTCCCTACTCGGCACGGCTGAGTGGAATGAGTCTGCTTGCGCTTAAGGAGGATGAAGACGGCAACATGGTCGTTCTGAAGACTTCTGCACTTGCAAGGCTCATGAGGTATCTGAGTGGCAACACTCTCGCATTCCTTGATTACAAGTGGTCACGAGTCCCGAAGATCATTGACCCTCGTCTGGGAGTCACCGACTTCGGATACAAGGTTCTCGGATGGGCATCTACTATGTCACCGGAGCATAAGGAGATTCTTTCCAAGTGAGAGAGTACATTCAAGCGGCACGGGACGAGGCTAAGAAGTCTCGTTGTGACCGTGCGCATGTCGGGTGTGTGATCGTTGACCGTGCGACAGGGCGGGTGGTGTCGAGTGCTTTTAACGAGACGCCACCTGGCCTTGAGCCGTGCGACACAGGGGGTCACCGCATTGTCGATGACCACTGCGTCAACACTGTGCACGCGGAACGGGGTGCCATCCGGAAGATGGCAGAACATGGGAGTGAATACACTTTATACGTGACTCACTATCCTTGCCGAGGATGCGCGCACCTCATCTCAGCATGCCCTGAGATTGTCGAGGTTGTGTACCTCGGTGACTACAACAACTCTAGCGAGGCAACTACTCTCCTCATGGGCCTGTCGAAGGGAGTCCATCATGTCGAAGGATAAGCTAGTTATCCAGGTTCCAGCAGGGTTCATGTTTACCTCTGTCGAACAGGACAAAATTCGCAAGACAAAGTGGGAGGTTAATACTGGCTCGGATCAGATCGTGCGCCACACTTCGTGTGTCCCGTTGTTTGGGACACGGGAGCTGTGGAAGGTTGTTGATGAAGGCGACTTTCTGGTTTTCATTAAATCGCCTCTAGATGACCTGCATCAATTTGCGTGGAACCTATACGTCATGAAGGAAGAGCAGTACAAAGAGTGGGCATCTCATGAGTGACATCTACGATTCTCTTATCCGGGAGCTGTCGAAGCCCTCGGCACGTGACAGGCAACGCAAGGTCGGCCCGTCTGAACTGGGAGACCTCTGTGAGCGTTGTCTTGCAGAGAAGCTGCTTGGTATCCACGAGGAAGACAACAACCACCCCCTCGCGCCGATGATCGGCACGGCCTTCCACCTCTACCTAGAGAATGTCATTGGCCTAAAGGGTTACCTCAAGGAGACTAAGGTAACTGTCGGCACCATCGATGGGTACGGAGACATCTCTGGTACCTGTGATGGCTTCGACGTGCCGACAGGCCATGTCGTTGACTACAAGATGCTGTCGAAAAAGAAGATCAAAGCCTTCTCGTCAGCAACCTTCTTCAATGAACATCAGGAGCCAGAGTTCTACTCAGACTCTCGCACTGAGCTTCAGCTCAAGAAGTACTACTATCAAATGATGCTGTACGGTTTGGGCATGGAGAACGCCGGTTACGAGGTGAACTACTGCTCGCTTATTCTCTTCCCGAGGGACTGCACCATTGAAAGTGTGTTACAGGCTAGTCATGAGCTATGCTTCAAGTATGACAGGGCAGCAGCTCATGCCGTCCTCGAACGAGCCAGCCAAATCTTCCAGTGGGCCGATGAAAATCGGGACAACATTAGGGAACTCGACAGCCATCCCGGCTGTTACTACTGCGCTTTCAAGCGGTAGAGAAGAAAGGAGAACGCATGGGAAAGTTTGATAGCTTCCTGACAGGCCTCAACATTGAGGTTTCAGACCCCCGCAAGGATATTCCCAAGCTGAAGATTCTACTCTATGGGCCTTCAGGTACGGGGAAGACTTCGCTTGCTTCGACAGCCAGCACTGTCGAAGAGCTTAGTCCCATCCTGTACGTTGACTTGGAGCGGGGCACTGCGCCCGCTGCTAAATATGGCGACTTGGACAACATGCTCGTTGTGCAGCCCGCGACGTACAAGGAGTTCGCAGACCTGCTCGCCAAGATTGGTGAGGCCAAGGATAAGCCCTTCAAGACGGTTATTATCGACACAGTTGACCGACTTCAGGAGCTTATTAAACTCCACTTCTCAGCGATCAATCCGAAGGATACCTTTGCGATGTGGGCGGCGGCATACGACAAGGTACTGGACCTTGTGAACATGATCGCCTTCGATATGTCTCTGAATATCATCTGTATCACCCACGAGTCACGCGAAATTGTGGAGACGGAACGCCTCTCCCAGATCGCGCCTGACTTCGAAGGTAAGAAGAGCTTCAAGAAGCTTCCTTCCATCTTCGACCTGATTGGTCGTATGACGTGGGAGGATGTGGGAGACAATGAGGAAGAGAACCTTGTTGTCGTCCTGAACGTCAAGTCGCCGTCTAGTATCCTGACTAAGACACGCTTCGACAACATGCCACCGATGATTGGAAACCCAACCATGTCGAAGATTATGCACTGGGTTCATGAACACTACGACACAAAGGAGGAGAAGTGAAGCTCAAACTTATCAACCTAGAGTTCGAAGGAGATAAGTGCCAGAGGTATCACTTCATCGTCAATAACGATTACAGGGATTTCCACAGCGTGAAGGGCTGGTATATGAACGGAGAGAGGAAGGACATTAACGTCCCGGTGTTTAGCTGCTGGCTTCTAGACAAAGAATTCAAAGAACCTCAAGCACTAAACGACTGCCCTCTTCTTCCTCCTGTACGCACCGTGGATGATTTCCTGTGCAAGCTACTCGACGGAGCAGTTTCATGCAACTTTGAAGATGAGCTGACCCTGCACCTTGGATATATGCTGGCCGACAAACCCAAGCCAGATGACAACTGAGTACCTGTCGATCACTGACGTGACAGAAAAGACAGGTATTGGCCGTACGACAATCCTGTATCGTATCCGTGAGAATGCTAAAGGTTTCCCTCAGCCGGATGCTATCATTCGACACGACAAGCTAGTCACCTACGGGTGGCTGCCTGAAACTATCAACAACTACAAGAAGGAGAACAACAATGATTGATTTCGATGCACTGATGAGCCTGGACGTTGCCGAGTCGATGTCTTTCGAACCTCTGCCCAAGGGGCAGTACAAGGCGATTGTGGACTCTTGCGAGCTGGGAGAGTCCAAGGCCGGAAAGCCTATGTACACGATTGATTTCGTGGTCGTGGAAGGCGAGCATGCAGCGCGCCAGATTCGCTACTGGCTTGTGCTTCAGACGAAGAAGGGTCTCCACTGGGACCTGCCCAAGTTCTGCGAGGCATCAGGCAACGCTTGGCCCGCCGAGCCTACCGCCCGCACTGCCGAGTACTACTACCAGGTTGAACAGGACATTGTTGGCAAATCCGCAACGATCACTGTCGATGTCGAAGACAGCGAGTACAACGGGCAGACCAGCAAGCGCAACAACATCAAGAAGGTCGAATGGGACGATGTGAAGCCGAAGAAGTCTAAGGCTTCCAAGATCGAACTCTGACCATCAATTAACTAGGCGGGGCCACACTTCGACAAGAGGTGTGGCCCCACCTTACAATAGGCAGATACGAAAGGAGGGGCATGAACCTCACAGACTTCTTCCAGGCAGTCTTCCCAGACAGTGAAGGCTGGACTCCCATCATCCTTAAAGGCCCTATGGGTGGGCTCACAAACTTCCGCTGGTTCAACCTGCCCGCACAACTCGACAAGATGGTGGCTTACACCAAGGCACACGCTGACCTTGATGTGTACTACTCGCCTTTCCTGTACACGAAGCCCCCCGCCCTGTCGAACACCCGCCACGCGGCCAAGGATAATGTCATCAAGGCGACGTGCGTATGGTCAGATGGGGATGACTGCCCTATTGACAAGCTGAGGATCCAGCCTTCCATCCTCGTTCAGACCAGTGAGAAGCACTGGCAGGGATACTGGCTGCTCGACGACGCCAAGGACCTGTCGAACGACATGCTGGAAGCACTCTCGCGAGCACTCTATGAGGATCACCGCAACGACGGCATGGATCGCGGCTGGCCCCTGTCGAAGAAGCTTAGGGTCCCGTTCACGCACAACTGCAAGCGAGTGGACCCGTGGGAAATCACACTCACGGTCAATAACGAGCCGATCACTGCTGCTGAGTTCGCAGCAGAGTACCCCCCTGTCGAGCGAATGGGTATCGAGGAAGAAGACTTCCCCACTGACATCCCCACCATGTACGAAGTCCTCGGCATGGTCAACCGCTCGTACATTACAGACCTTGCGACGGATGACATGTTCATTGACGAGGAAGACCGCTCCTCGAAAATGTATCACCTCGAATGTGCACTCTGGGAGGAGGGCTGCTCGATTGTCGAAGCCTTCGCTGTCGTGCGCGGGACGGAGTTCAACAAGTTCGCTATGGATGGGAGAGGCGACAGCTACCTGTGGAAGCAGATCAACCGGGATCATGCCCGATGGAAGGCACAGCACAACGGCCCATCTGAGAAGGAGCTGGAAGCTACTACCAAGGTCGGCTCCTCGTATCTTCTCAGTGAAGCACGGGAGCTAACCCTTCAGAATGTGAACTTCCTGCATGAGAACGAGCAGGAACCAATGGGTCTCTTTGTCGATCAGTTCGCCGTGTGGGCTGCAACGAAGTCAGCAATGGCACCCAAGCAATTCCACTATGCAGGCGCTCTCGCCATCCTCTCCTCAGTGTTCGCGAAGTATGCTTTCCTCCCCATCAACGTCCAGCGAATGCCATTGAACCTATACTTCCTGGTACTGGGACGCACCACCCAGTCCCGCAAGTCAACATCACTGCGCCTCGCAGAAGGCATCATGCGTGATGTTGCTATCGGTGCTGGTAAGGGAACAGACTCCTACATTGCACCGGAGGATTCGACAGGCGAGGCACTGTCGGCATACCTTCGCACCAAGCCGAAGGAGTCTGGGCTGTACGCAATCGACGAGGTGCAGGACTTCTTCGCACATGCGGCACAAAGAGGCAGCTACATGTCCTCCATGATGCCCTTCCTCACCAAGAGCTACGACGGGTATATCCCCGCTGTCGCACGTAAAGACAAAGGCGGCAAGGTCGCGTACCAGACAGCGACACCGTACTACATGACGTTCTACGGGACAGGTATCCTTGACCAGTCCGCGAAGCACCTGACGAAAGAACGAGTTGAGTCTGGCTTTACGCCACGCTGCCTTGTTGTTGTCGATGAACGGGACCACTACATCACGTCTTCACAGGATGTGAAGCTGGTTGCTGTTAATCCTTCGACAGGTAAGATTGCCGACAAGCAGCGTGACTTCATGCTGTCGAACCTTATCAGGGCAACTGCTAAGTTCGACACGCACTTCAGCGCACGCCAGTCCAGGTCTCTAGCACACGAGGAAGTCCGTATCCCTGTCGAGTTTGAGCCGGGCGTGTTTGAGCGGTGGATCGAGTTCTCTGAGGAAGCCAAAGTGATGGCTGCTCAGCACGTCTTGAGTAGCCGTGAGCTGTTCCCTGGCACCGAGCGTATGACGTTCTCTGTCTTGCGTATCGCTGCCCTGCTTGCCATGTACAACGGCCCTAATGCTCATGGTGGTGTCGTTGTCACGATGCGGCACATGCTCAAGGCCATTGCCTTAGCTCCTATCTGGATGGCGTCGAACGAGGTGTTTATTCACCACGTCAAGAACTCCAACTTCAGCAACAAGGTGGATAAGTTTATTAGCTTCATTGCTCGCTCGGATAATGGCCTTGTGCCGATCCCGAAGATTCTTCTGAAGTTCCAGTCTGAAATCAACGGAATGAAGGAGCTGAAAGAGATCATCACGTATGCTCAGGCGCGTGGTGTCGTCCAGGAAGTTATTCAAGGGAAAAAGAATAGTGATCGTTTCATCAAATACATAGGGGGCCAGGTGTGAAGATTCTGACTAACAGCGTAGACAAGCTGCCTGTGCTTGTCTCAGTTCTGCTAAAGAGGGCTAGGGCTGTCTCAGGCCTTCCTGCTGACACACCTATCGAAGTCGTTGATGATCCCAAAGCCAAGGACATCGCAATCACTCTCGGCACTGTGAAGGGCTATAAGGGCGACGCATACAAGACGCTCTCGCCTAAGCAGATCGTCACCAACCCACAAGCAATCCTGTTCCTTGCTCAGGCGCTTCAGTACGGCTACCTTGGCCCTATCGAACCGGATCCGGACTGGGTGATCTGGGAGGGCCAGGACATCTCCTTCAAGAAGGGGAGCGTCATTGCCCTCGACATCGAGTCCGCAGGTGACATCGACAACGACACATTCGCGGCTGGCCGTATCCTATCGATTGCCTTGTGGAATGGGAAGTTTGGTGTGGTGATCCCCGAGGAGCTTGCTGAGACTCCCGAGTCTGCTGAGCTGATTGAGCGCCTGTGTCGGGACTGCATTGTCGTCTGTCATAATGGCACGTTCGACATGCCCTACCTGTCGAAGCGGCTTGGCATCAATGTGTATCACCATGAGGACACGCTGCTGATGCACTTCGTACTCGACAACCTAGCAGGTGAGCATGGCCTGAAGCCTCTGGCTCGTCGCTGGTTGCGAGCGAGAGATTGGGACTCGGATGCAAAGTCCTACTTGAAGCATGGTGCATACTTCGAGAACATTCCACGAGACAAGTTGTATGAGTACAACCTGATGGACGTTGTGTATACCTTCAAGCTGTACGAATACCTCCTCCCGTTGCTCAAGAACAGTGGAAAGTACGACTACTACTGTTATCGTATGCGGGTCACGAAGGTTTTGATCGACGTGCAAATGAATGGTGTGGCTGTGTCGTTCACAGCTCTTGACGAGTTGGAAGAGAAGTACAAGCAGCAGTGTGACGAGTACCTGGCAGTATTGCGTAGCATTGCGGGCGAGGAGTTTAATCCCCAGTCTCCTAAGCAGATTGAAGCATTCTTTAAGTCAAAGGGTGTGTCGTCCCCGTCGTTTGACTCGGATCATTTGAAGAAGCTGCGACGCGAGGGTAAGGAGGTCGAGTTCATCGACGCTCTGCTTGCATACCGTTACGCGGCTAAAGTGCTAGGGTCGTACATCGTGAATGTGCGTCAAAAGCGTGGTGAAGACAACCGTATTCACCCATACTACCTGCCTCATGGTGCAAAGACGGGGCGTCTGTCGGCTAAAGGTCCGGCGATTCAGACGATGGGTCGCGACAGTGGTATCAAGCGCGCCCTTGTCGCTGCGCCGGGATGCAAGATCATCTCATGTGACTACTCTCAGGCTGAGCTACGTACTGTCGCTGAGCTTGCAGACGACGAGGCCATGATCGCTGCCTTCCAGCCGGGCGCGCCTGACTTCTTCGATGACCTGATGACAAAGATCTGGCCAGAAGAGTTCCCGACAATCGAAGCGTATGAGGATTTCAAGCACGAACAGCCAAAGGCTGCTAAGAATAAACGCGCGCTGGTTAAAAGTTGCGTGTATGGCCTCAACTACAATAGAGGTGTTCCCGCAATTGCGACAGCTCTTGAGCAACCTCTTGAAGCCGCTCAGCATGTAGTCGATCAGTACCTTGGCTCCTACCCAGGACTGCGAGACTGGCAGGAACGAGTTAAGCACAGTGTCGGACGCAAGGAAGAGGACCACGAACGAGAAACCAAGTTCGGGCTCACATTCAACCCGCTATTCGTGGCCGACATCAACTACAGCTCGACACAGAACGAGGCACTCGCTTTTGTTCCGCAGTCAACTGCAAACGACATCTGCCTCAACGCAGCAATTAAGATCAACGAACAAGTAGGGCAATATGGTGCCAAGCTGATCGGGCTTGTCCATGACGCAACCTATGTCGAATGTCCTGAAGAAACTGTCGAAGAATGCTCACGCATGATGGAACGCGAGATGTCTAAAGCAGCAACACTCGTCTTCAACCGCGTGCCCTTCGTGGCAGAAGCAGAGGTCGGCAACAATTGGGAGGAAGTATGATCGACATCCACGCCTACGAGCAAGCGCCTTGTGTCGGAGTACCTGTCGAGCTTTTCTTTGACTCAGGATTCTACTATCAGGTCTTAAAGGTCTGCTGCTCACAGTGCCCCATCAAAGAACTATGTCTTCAAGACTGCCTTGCACTCGAAGACGTACCTGTCGATGGCAAACGCTACCGCTCCGGTGTTTTCGGTGGAACGACACCGGCTGACAGAAACAGACTGTGCGAGACGAAGTATGAAATTCTGAACGATAATTGGGAGGAGAAGAATGAAAACCGTCATCGCGATTGATCCCGGCGTTAACACCGGCCTCGTCGTTGCCCGTGTCGAAGAAGAGGTAGAGATTCTACACTTCGATCAGTTCATCTGTTCGACACACATGGAGACAGTGGAACTCATCAAGAGATACCTTGACCAGTACCCTGGTGCCGTGATCGTTGCCGAGCAGTTCGACCTGCGGCCCGGCAACAAGTTTAGTGCGGACCTCACACCAGTGAAGGTGAACGCCGTGTTGGACTGGCTTGTCGACGACATCCACTACCAGACCCCGGCACAGGCGAAAGGCCTCGTGAAGGATGCTGTACTGAAGAACCTCGGCTGGTGGCTTACCGGCAAGGACGTGAATTACAAGGACGCCAACGACGTCCGTGACGCATTCCGACATCTGGTGTACTATCTTGTGCACGAGATGCGCCATAAGTGGACACTCGACAACGGGTGGCCTAGATAGAGAAAACCCCCTGACTAGGAAAGGAGAACTAGTCAGGGGGTTTTCTTGTACCCTATCCACCCGCAGCATTCACACAGAATCTGTTGAATAACTGTCGTTGCCTAGTATAGCATACTTATCCGATCTTCGACGCCCCAATGCACAGGCCACCCCAACCGATGTTGTTAACAGGCGAACAAGAGATCTTCACCTGCACAGGAACGCTACGAGGACCCGTGGCATAGTAAGCCATTGTCGCCATACGGAACGACATGACCCCTTCGGAGTGGTTATAGGTGTTCGTCGTGCCGACGTTGTAGAACACGCCATCGCCGATGGCTTGGAAGACGTCAACGTTCGTGTCCTTGGAGCTGTCGTTGTTATCCAGGGTGATGCAGTTGGAGAACAGCCACAGGCCTTGGCTAGGGATCGACACATTGCGGGTGATGATAGCGCCTGCACCGTGCTGAGTGTAGCGATACCACTTCGAGAAAGCCTCATTGTCGTTGATGTACTTAATCTCGGGAGCGCCGCCCCAAATCTTCTTGATTCCGGTGTTTGTTGCCAGGTACATCTCGTTGATGTCGGAGCGGTATATGAGCACGTCGTAGGCGCCGACAGAGGCCTTGTTGATAACGGCAAGCTTGTCGCGCTGGTCGTTATTATTCTTGGCGATGAGGACACGGTTCTGTTGGAGACCTTTAATGACATCCGACACCGTGTTAAAGCCGAGGTTCATGAAGGCTGGCCAGGATTGGACGATGTCGCTGTCGGAGTAGGTCCAGATTCCTTGGGGGTTGACTGGCATGTTAGTACCTCACTCCTGCGATTTGCAGGGATAGTAGTGCTGTCGAATCCCAGTTGTATACCCATTCTGGATGCACACTGGAATTACTCATGTTCACAACCACAATACCATCCTTGTAGTGCTCGTAATCAACGACAGTGTTGTAGTTGACGTGGGCGACCATCATGGCTCGGCCTTCGTCCCCTGTCGGCTCGTACGATAGGAAGCACCGCAGGTAGCGGGTGTCCTGCGCCCTAGCGCCACGGATGCCGACAGAGACATCGACGGGGTATCTGTAGCCGCTGTAGAGTTTGAGGCTCAGGGGGATCCTCAGGTAGCCGGAGATGGCTAGTTGCATGAACAGGCCTGAGTCTGCCCATGGGATGCTGCGGTACCAAATATCCTCATTGACGCCGACGCCGCGTCCTCGACCGGGTGAGCTGATGCTTACCTCGTCGTAGAAGGGTTTGGCGATGCCGTTGGTGGCGCGGTCTGACACCAGGGAAGTGACACTCTGTGCTGCGTTGTTGGCTGTTGAGCGGATCAGCATGAGGTCGTTTTCTACGGATGCGAGGCGCTTGTTGATGTCGTTGCCCCATGGTTGTGATGGGGCGGGGAGGTTATGTTTCATGTCCTTAGTATATCAGTATGGCGAACGTCACTTTCTAATAGGTTGCATTCACGCGCGAGGCTCATGTACTCTTATTTGTGTCAGAAGGAAACAACAGAAAGGAAATCCAATGACACCCAAGTACCTCGGCGTCAGCGCCTTCGCCAAGCACGTCGGCCTCACGGACAGCACGATCCAAAGCTACTTCCTCAAGGGCATGCTGCCCGCCCCCGAGATCTACTACATCACCGGCAAAGGTGAACGCCCCGGCTGGTGCATCGACACTGTCGAACACTGGATGAACAACCGCCCCGGGTCAGGTCGCCGCTACGCTTCCATGAAGAACAACTGAGAAAGGAGCAAGCAATGAACGACATCACCATCTTCAACCACCTCGGCAACGACATCCGCGTCATGACAGACGAACAAGGAGAACCACTTTTCGTCGGCAAAGACATCTGTGATGCACTCGGCTACACAAACTCTAGGGCTGCTATTGCTAGACACCTGGATGAGGATGATGTAACGAAACGTTACATCATCGACGAAATGGGGCGCAGTCAGGAAACACTGCTCATCAACGAGTCCGGCCTGTACTCACTCATCATGTCCAGCAAGCTACCTGAAGCCAAGGCCTTCAAGCGCTGGGTCACTTCTGAAGTCCTGCCCTCCATCCGCAAGCGAGGAGGCTACCTCACCCCCGAAGCCACCAGGGAAGCACTTCGAGACCCTGACTTTATCATTCAGCTAGCAATGGACCTCAAGGAGGAACGAGCACGCGCCGCCCAAGCCGAAGCAGCACGCGCACAGGCAGAAGCAGAAGTCGAAGCACAACGCCCTGTCGCAGCCCTCGGCAAAGCCATCGAAACAGCAGAAGGAGACCTCACACCCAGCGCCTTCGGCAAGATCCTGTCGAAGACCATCAAGACCATGGGACCCAACAAGTTCTGCCGCTGGCTCCTCGACAACAACTTCGCATTCCGCAACGGCCAAGGCAAGATCATCCCCATGCAGGACGCAGTCAACCGAGGAATCCTCATCCTGACTGAGCGCATCGACCCTGCCGGTAAGATCAGGCCACAGCTTCTCGTCACACCTGCTGGCCAGTCCTACTTCGCAGGAATCCTCAGCGCATAACACAAGAAGAAGGGGCGACACCAGCCACGGTGTCGCCCCTCTTCTCATACCCGATGCTCAAAGCCCCTGAGCGACAACTGCCCAAGAGTAATCCCCGGCGGCGTCGGAAGATCAGCAACCCGGGGCATATCAAACAGGTAAGCCAAATCCCGCACCGACGTATACGGCTCAGCAGACACATTCGCACCTGACTCACTGTACTCAACACTATTAATCTGCCACATGTACCTGTCGAACAACGCGCATGTACCCGCCATACGACCAAACACCTGAGGCTTATCAGTCACAGGCTTATTAGCAGTAAACGCCAACAAATCATCCATGATCTTCTTCATCGTCGTACCCTCAGGCCACTTCTCAGTAGCCTTCTCAGGCAACGGCGCGTCAGTAAAAGCAGTCACATCAGCGGCCGTCACAAGCTCACGCTCAAAGTCATACACAACATCCGTATACGCCTCATTCAACGGCGTCATACCAGACCACTCAAGACTCGTCTTCGTCCCCAAAGCAGACTGAGCAGCATACATGCACGCAGCATACGCCTTATCCACCGTGTCGATATAAGGGCTACTAATCTTCAACGGATCAGTCCGACGAGGATACCCCGTATAGAACGTCACAGTCTTCTCAACATAGGGATAACCCTCACCACAAATACGCAAGAAAGAGTAATCGTTCTGCCCATCAGATTCAGCCAACCGGTACGGCGCAAGCCGCTTATTCAACATGCCCGTCACAGTCACCTTCAACTGATTCGGCTCATCCCCCACCTCAACGAAGACACTCCCACCCTCGGCATTCCACTGCGCGGGGGTAATCGGCTTATTGTCCTTGCCGACAACAACGTAATAACTCTTACCAAACTCCTTCGGCCCAGGAACGACACCCGACTTCCCAAACCAAACCGAACGAGCACCACTAGGATAGTCATACGGCATCACACAAACAGGCTGCGACGTAATACTCTTCACGTGAACAGGGACCTCAAGGATGAACTCCTTCGTCTCACCAGCATCGACAGATAGAACCTCAATATCCTTCAAAGCCTCCAGATAAGGTTTATTCGGATCATAATTCGGGTACAGCACAATAGTAGGTGCCGGCATATTCTTTGAATAGGGATTAAAAACAGGCTTGCCATCAACCCAATAAGCCGCCTCAGAATTACCACCGATAAACAAACTATAAAGAGTAGACTCGCGATACGTACACTCAATACTCGACACAGGCTCAGACTGCTCATACGAAATCTTGTAGTCAGACGTATAACCCTGAAGACGAGTCAACACAGTATGATTCTTAAACACCACAACCGTGTCGTAAATCCACGTGATCTGAAGATCATTGGCCGACAGCCACGCCTTCAACAAAGACCACAAATTACCTTTACCACCAGGAAAATCGTAAATATGCTCATAAGACACGCCATCGATAGTAAAGAATCCCGTAACAGTGCTACTCGGATGGAAATTCTGCACATAAATCTTCGGCGGATCAATAATACCAGCAGCAAAAAAGAACTTCGCAATAATCTTTTTCAACTCCGTATAGACCATAGGCTCAATCGTCGCCTCAATATCCAACAGATAAAAAGGATCATTCAACGTAACAGACCACGACCACGGCCCTGTCGTCAAAGCACGCGTCACAGCGTGAGTACGACCAAACCGCAAGTCACTGAGCACCACATCCTTGTTCACAACAAGAGCAGGCTCAATACCCCCAGCACCCTCCAACGAGTACTCAGAAAAGCCACCAGACGACTGATCACGATCCAGCGACACACCATCCTCCTGCACAGACCAGGAAGTCAACTGGCCAGCAGGAATCCCAAAGACACGCATCACCATGAGTAGCACTCCTCCAAAGAAACCGAAGCAGAAAAATGACCACGAGCATTATTAACCGTAACGACACGAGCAGACCCAGGAACAACCTTCATGTTCCCACCACCAGCCGGATACGAAAACTCATACTCAGACACACCAGCCAGAACCTGATCAGGATCATACGGTGTCACACGAAGACCACACCACGACAACTGGCCATCCTGAAGAGGACACATCGTAATCTCCCACAGGCCCTCACCGAAACTGAAAACCTGATTCTTCAACTTCGTAACAACAGCACCCGGAGTCCCACCATCGACACGCCGCAACACCCACTTAAACGGCTGCTTACCATCCTCAAAACCAGAAGCAAAAAACGACCCATAATAACCCTCAGGAACAACGACACGCTCCGTATACGTCCCGATCTTACTCAAAGCCAAAGACGCCTGACGAGCATTCAACTTCTTATACACATGACCCAACTGATTGTTAACCGCGAAAGAATCAGGCTTATACACAACCGTAGGATGGCAAGACTTCTCATCAATAACCTCAGAAATAAACAAAGCCTGCTTACCCCAATCGTTATACGCGAAAGGAGTACCAGCATGAACATGCAAATAAGGTAAACCCATCAACGGCGACAACATATTATTGAACGAGAATGGATCAGCATACGACACCCACTCGTTCCCACGATTCAAAAACAACCGACGGAACAACTCAGCCTGATCACGATTCAAGTACGACCAATTCAGCTCATACTTCCGATGCCCATACACCGAACCATTAATCGACGCAAAGCCATTCAGCAACGTTGTCGAATCACTGCCGAACTGCACACTATCAGCTGTCGGGGACTCATCAGGAGCCGGAAACCACGACACAAACTCCCCAACCGCGAAATAAACCTCACGAGTCGAACAACCCCTAGTAGACGCCACGGTTACCACTCCTCACGTTATTGCTGTCGATATTCTTGCTAATGGCCCGCCCATTCAACATAACTGTTGTCGAAACAGCCCGGACAAGCTCATTAAACTGTGCTGGATTAATTGTAACAAGACCATCACCAGCGCCAGCAGAATAGCCACCACCAGACATTACTGGCACCTGCATCGTGTTCAAGGCATTCATGAAGCCCTTACCGTAGAAATCGACAGCAGGCTGAGAAACGACATACTCACCACTACGCACACTAAACAGACCGTTGCCATTTGTAGCCAGCAGATTGTCGACACTAGGATTAGCCGGAGGCCGACCCGGTACCAAACCGCCAGAAGCAAACCCCCTAGACGGAATCAGACCACCATCAAAGAACTGATAACCATCAGCCCAAGGACCCGCCTTACCCCAATGACGCTTACCAGTCAAAACCTGACTCAAATCAGGAACAACTCGCATCCGAACAGTAATCGTAGACTGCGAAGGCTGCACCGGAACAGTCACAGGATCAGCATGAATGCCATCAATAGCACCCTGTGTCGCACCAACAGTCCCGTTATCCGTCACGTTTTCGCGAACATCACGAGGAACCTGACCAATCGTCCCAGTCAGGCTGTCGAACGCACCAGCCAACTCAGTCACCTCACCCTGGTTATAACCCAGCTGAGTCACCTGAGAGATAAACTGCTGCTTCAGCGACTGCGTATACGCCTCGATCTCCTGTGTCGAATGGCCAGCAGCCGCATAAGCCTCAATCAGACCAATCATCTGAGACTGCAACGACCGCAAAGCCTCACGGTTAGCAATAGCCGCCTCCGTGTACCCCTTCAACGCGAACTGGCCAGCCTGAAGAGTCGCGATCTCCTTGTCGTTGTCAGCAATCTTCGACTGACCCTCGTTGATCTTCTGCTTCGCCTCATCAATATCAGTCTGAGTAGACTGCATACGCTCCTCGTCGCCGTACTTTACGGCGACAGCATGGAAGAACTCGGCATCATGCAACTCCTGCTGAGCCCTACGCATATCCGACGCAAGCTTCTCATTCTCCTTACGAAGATTCTTGATCTTGCTCGTCGTGTTCTCAACATCCTTACGCAAAGAGTTGAGGCCCTTGTGGTAGTTATCCTGGGCTGTCGTCGAACGCCACCACGACTGCAGCGCCTTGTCGAGCGCAGACTTCAACCTCGACAGGAAGTCCTCAAAAATCTCAGCAGCCGTCTTCGTCTCCTTACGAGCACGAGACGACGGCGACGAACCATGGCCGCCACCACCACCAGAACGAGGCGAATGGGAACCTCTTCCACCCCCGCCACCGGACGAACGCTGAGGCTTCGCACGGAAATTAGCACCACTAAACGCCGACTTCCCATTGTTACGCAAAGCAAACGTAGGCGTACGAATCTTCGACTTCTGGCCAAGAGTAAACGAACCCTTGCCCGTCTTCGACTTCGCACCACCGATCTGCGACATGTAACCCTGAATCGACTGCCAAATAGCCTGAACCTTACCCAAGAACCCCTGAGCCTGATTCACCGCACTAGCAGCATTGCCCACCATCTCATTCAACGACGCATCCGTGGCTGAATGGTCCACCTCACCCGACTGGTACGGCTGGGCAATAATCGCGGCCATCGTGTCACGCTGAGCCTCGAACGCACTCATATCGAAGCCCTGAGCCGCCAAGTAATCAATCGTGTCCTGGATCGACTGCTGAGCGTACTGGTACGCCTCCTCGCCAGTCAGGCCCATCTCCTCAATACCTGCAGCAGCAGCGTTACCCATCGCCTGGAAATAATCCTCAATGGCCGCAATATTCGCCTGACCCTCAGCAGAGTTCGGGTCCATCGACGTGCCGTTCTGCTGCATCGACTCATACACCTGCTGCAACGCACTGTCGAGCGCAGCAGCAGCATCAGCAGACGAAAACATCTCATCCAAGACAGAACGTAGGACCTCGCCAAGATCCTTGAACTCGTTCTTAGCATCACCAACCTTAAACGACGCCTCCTCCGAACTGTCGCCAGCCTCAGTCATCTGCTGACCAAACAACTGAGCATCATTCAGAGCGTCACGCATAGCGCCGCCGACACCCTCAGTCTGGCCCTTCAACTCATTCAAAACACTGATCTGCTCGTCATACTTCTGAGTACTCACCGAAATCGCGGCCGACGGATCACCACCACCAGCAGAGGCAGTCTCAAGAGCGGCCTGCGCAGCCTCGTTAGAACGAGCCTGGATCTGCGCGATATACCCATCCACATACGCGTCAGCAGCAGCCTTACCACCGCCCTCAGCCTCGGACGTAGACGCCAACTTAATGTACTGAGCGTAACTGAAGCCCATATCAACAAGCGCCTGCTTCGTCTGCTTCGACATGTTCTTAAACGAATCAGAACCCTGAATAGCGTCAGAAATCAGCGCCTGCGTGTGCTCACCGATCTTCAGCGTCGAATAGCCGAACGCCTCAGCCTGAGCCTGTGTCGTCTGAACAACCTGGCCGGACTTATCCACGTAATAGCCAAGTGCCTCACCATTCGAGGTGAGAGTCTGGCCGTTCTGCTGGATCGTAGCGTTCAACTCAGCAAAGCTAGTCTGGGCGCCAGAACCAACTTCCTTCGTATCCTCAGCCAAAGCCTTCAGAATCGCCGACGAACCGCCGACAGCGGCCTTCAGGTTCTCAGCCTTCTCAGACGCCCCCGTAAACGAGTCACCAAGATACGACGCAGCGACAGATGCCGCCGTAATAGCGCCAGTGATAGCCAGACCCCACGGCCCACCAAACATCGCCATCAGGCCAGAACCGACAGCAGACAACTTCGACAAAGCGCCGACAGCCTGGCCAGCACCAGCAGCCACCTGAGCGCCCGTCGTAACAGCAGACGCCGCCGCCTGGGCCTCCTTCGCAGCGGCTGCCTTACCCGCGGCCACAGCGACAGCTGAGTCCGACGCGGCAAGCCTCTGGTTAGCCGCAGCCGCAGCATTAGCAGTACCCACGTTGGAAGCAAGCGACCCATCGTACGCAACGACACCGGCCTGAGCCTGCTTCACGGCCTGCCACACCACGCCCCACGACAAGGTCTGCTGACCCGTCGCCTGCATCACGCGAGACCCCATCTGCATGTACGTCGCAGACATCGACACCAGCGCTGCCTTCGTCGCCACCATACCAACGCGAGCAATACCCACAGCAGTCAAAGCACCAACGAACGCCTGAATAGGAGCGGGCAGCTTCGCAAAAGCATTCACAGCCATCGTCGCCACCGTGACAACAGTCTTCATCGGCACCATGAAGCTAGAATTCATGGCCGCGCCGGCATTCTGCAGGGCGTTCTGGAACTGCTGCAACTTCGCCGACATAGTATCGGTGATGATCGACATCGAATCATCAATGAACGACGTATTCTTCGACGCTCGCTCAGCCTCCTCCAACTGCTCCACGTACAAACCAACACTGTTCGACATACGCGACAGCAGCTCCACGTCACGCACGTTCTTAAAGCCCAAATCCTTAATAGCCTGAGCCTTCTGCACCTTGTCGCCGATGCCCGCAAGGTTCTGCAAGATGCCCTGGAACACCTTATTCGGGTCATCACGCCACAGCTTCTGGAACTCAGCATCCGTCACGCCGACAGCCCGCGCGTACGTGTGCATGGCGTCGCCGCCCTCAGCAGCCGCCGCGTTGATCGAGTTGAAGATGCGCTGAAGCGAACCACGTGCCCACTCCTTCGGAATAGCAAGCGACGACAACGTAGACGACAACGCCAAGATCTGGTTCTGAGTAAAGCCCGCACTCTTGCCCTGGGCAGCGATACTCACCATCATGTTGGCAATCTCAGGCTCCGTCGCAACAGACTTCGCACCAAGGTCAGCAACCTGGTTCGCGAGAATCTTGTAGCCGTCCCCCGCGCCCTTGGAAGACTCCTGCAAGCCGCCCATCATCTGGCCGAAACGGCCAAATGCTGTCGTTGCAGCCTCGACATCCATCTCCGTAACCGTCGAGAACTCAGCAACAGCCGTCGTGAAGTCCTTCAGATCCTTCGTCGGAATGTTCATCTGCGCGCCCAGCGTGCCGATCTTCGCAAGATCAGCAAAAGGCGTCACAACCTTCTGCGTCGAAAGGTCCGTGTACGCCTTATGAAGCGCAGCGAGATCAGCTGTCGTCCCCTGAGCCGTACGCTTCACGTCAGCAAACGCGCGCTCCTGAGCAATGCCAGCCTGCGCAGCGGCCGACACCAGCGTGCCAAGGCCAGCAGTAATAGCCCCGTAATACACAGCCGTATCACGTGCGGCATAACGAACGTTCTCAATCGCCTGCTCGTTCGCACGGAGTTGCGCTTTCGCCTGGGATGCGTTAATACGCATTGCCTGGCGCTCGCCCGCACCCTGCTCTTTGATCACAGCACGCTGCGTACGGCCAGCCTCAGCCTCACGAGCAGCAGCAATACGCGCAGACGCAGCGACAGCCGCAGCCTCACGCTTCGCCTCAGCGCTAGCAGTCACGCCAGCAAGCTTCAGCTCGGCCTGCTGCAACTGTGTCGCAGCCTGGATTTCGGCAAGACGAGCGGCCTCAGCACCTTTCGTCTTTACGAGGTTCCGCTCGTCCCGGCCCTTCTGTCGCTGCAATGGGATAGCGTTATCCTCGCGCTTCACTGTTGCCTGCGCGCGAAGCTTCTCAGCCTGAGCCTCGGTCTTACGAGCCTGCGACTGGTTCAACGCGGCCTGCGCACGCTTCGCCTTATCCTCAGCAGTAGCCATAGCATTAGTCGCTGATGCGACATCACGCATCGCAGCAGCAGTATCCTTCAGCTTTTGAATGTGATCATTCGTCAGCTTATTGCTGGCCTGCATTTCGCGCACAAAGCTACGGTACGCTGATACAGCCTTATCAACACCCGCCGCCAAGTCAACCTTCGTCATGCCGTCCCCGGCACGCGACACAGACGACAGGCCATCAGCAACAGACTTCAACGCTGTCGCCGTCTCACGCATGTTCTTGACCTTGCCGCTATTAAGCTGCAGCGAATCAAGGACAGAACCACCACGACCGGACGGGGCCTTCAATGCAGCAACAGCAGACTGCAAAGAGCCGATCTGCTTTTCCAGAGCACTAATATCCCGCGCAGCCTTTTCAGCCCCTGCAGAATTGACATCAATGTCAATCTTGATCGACTCGTCACTCATGTCTTAATCCCCTACATAGAATTGTCCCTGGTACCACTTCAATGATACCAGGGACAATTCTCACTTAACGAACTCCAGTGCCTCCAAAGGAGAAGGCATTGGTTCCTTTGTGCCATCAGAATACTCGACAGTATCCATCACTGTGTAGGTGCTTTCACCAGGCCTTGAATCCCGCTGCTTCTCCCGATACGTCTCAAGCTCAGCACACGAATAGCACGTCGAATGCCCAACATGGAACTCAATGGATGAGTGCTCGCTGCGCCCATACCACAAGGGTGTTCCGCATTTGTTACACAGGCTGTCGAGGTAATACTGATAGCCAGCACACAAAGCCAGATCAAGCGGCGTGTATTCAGTTTGAGGGACCGACTCGTAGTCCTTGTCGTCGCCAAACCACACAGGCAAGGTGCGAGCAAACATACCATGTGCACCAATAAACAGTGTTGGCGGCTTACCTTCAGCCCTCGCTGTTTTCAGAAGCAAGAGCATCCACTGATTCTCCTGCTTCGACAGTTCCGTCCCCACGAAACGTGGGGTCACTGATCGCCTCCGACACCATGACACCCAGCGTCTGAGCGTCATTCCACGTGGTGCAAATCTGCTGCCACAAGAACTCAGGAAGCGCGCCACGAAGCTCAGTAGCCTCTTCGTCCGACAGACCTTTCTGAGACTCACCAGTCGAGTTGTCAATGACTTCGACACAGGCGTGAGCAATGATGTACTCCATCAGTCGATCCTCGCGCTCGACATCAATAACTGTCTTCTCATCAGCATTCTTGTTCTTCGTTGAAAAGACAGGATCCGTCCACACGCGGCGCTTGAGGACCTGTAGCTCCTTGTTCGACAGCGCACGAAGACGAAGAGTGATCGTCTGCTTATGCAGCTCCTCAATCTTCTCGGCCAATTCGACACCAGGTGTGGTGTCAGTAATCGACCGAGAATAGGGTGCTTCTTGCAGTTGTGCAGTCTTTGCAATCTCCGTCAGCTCCACTAGCTTTTCAGCATCCTCAGTGTTCAATGGTACGTCGATGGTCTTTACAGTGGGCTTGATAGAAGAGATGATCTTAGACAGTTCAAAAGGCATGATGTCTACTCCAATCAGATATGAGAATACCCCCGTACCTCGGAGGTACGAGGGTATTCTATCAGGCCGCGATGGGCTTATTCAGTTCCATATAGCCCTGGGGCAGGAATGGAACTGTGAACTGGATAGGCTTATCGCCGTCACCCAGTTCATCCTTCGGGTTGTCTGCAACAACCTTGAACACGCTGATCTCCATGCCAGCCTCGACAGGAGTACCCTGTCGGAAGCCAATACGCTGAGCAAGGTAGCCCTCGTTCAGGCCATCAAGGACGCCCCGCTTGAAAAGCTGGAACGCCTTGTCGTAGACGCTCGTGTTACCCGCTGCCTTCTGGCCGGGTGCAATCGCCTCACGGAAGAACGTCAGAGAAGCCTCGTAGTTCGACACCGTGGGGGTCTTGGCGTTTCCGGAGTCGCAAATGGAACGCGAGTCATCCGTGTCGCTGTCGGTCGCACCCAGCGTCATGCCAGCCGCAATGGCACACGAAATGTCCACGGCCTTAGCTGAGGCACCCGTGTAAGTGGCAACCTTAAAAAGGTCATCCTTGTTGGTAACACTGTCAGCCGAAATCCACCAAATAGTGGTATTCGGAGAAAGCATCTTGGGCATAATCAGTCCTCCTGATCCGTCGTATTGTCAATATCAATGATATCATCCGCACCACAGCACTTAGGCTGTGTCATGGGCGTATCGTCATCAACAGGCTCATACATATCGGGCAACACCGACAGCATGTCCTTAGACTTTTCGCACACAATACCCGTGTAGATATTCCGTACTCGCATATCAATCCCCCCTATCTAGGTTCACGTAGAAACTCATATGACGCTGATAAACAGTAGGCCGCAATGTCGAATCATGATCCGCCGTCGAACCGACAGAAGCCGCAATGTTCACCTCATTCGACCCGTCAATCAACACAGCACCAATGAGCTTTTCCTTCACAACCGACACCAGCCGGTCGAGCATTTCCTTATTCTCACCATAAACATCCACATAAAAAGGATGCTCATACACATCCTGAGTGTGTCCTGCCATCGACAGATACGAGTTCAAGTAGCGGTTAATTTCCGCCCCACCGTGGTACACAATATACAAAGGCTTCTTCGCATCACGAGCAAAAGAATCAAAGACCTCAATATCCCGGATGCCCCGCAATAAATCAAGACAAGCCCTGTCAAACTCAAGAGTACGATCCCTCACTTCAACCTCCCATAAAACTCCTCACGGAACACCTTCGTCACACGAGGCAGGTACTTCGCCGGAGTAATACCCTTACCCGCAGACTTCTTCGCCTTGGCACGCAAACCAGATCGCAAGTACCCTGTCGTCCTATTACCCTGGGTACCATTCTCCTGCCATGAGTAGTAGGGTTTCTCGCGCGCCCACTTATGCCAACCGATCTCCACGACCTTACCACCCTTAGACGCATCGACACTGAAAGTGTCACGCATATAGCCTGTATCGACACGCCGAGGATCCGTATCGATCAGCGCCCGCCCATACTCAGTGGAAGCGACAGCAGCAGCCTGAGCAGCCTCATTCACACGCTTCCACGCGGTGTCAATAATCTTCTTCTTCGCACGAGCGGCGACACCATACCGGTCAGATTCGACAGTGACCTTAATGCCAGCGACACGCCCATCAAAGCGGACAACCTTCTTAGTTCTGGCCATTAGTATCCCCCGTCTCAAAGTCACACAGCAGCGACGGCTGCCACGGCAGCGAGTCGAACACAGCGTTACGTACAACCAGCTTCAACCCATTCTGCCTAGGGTCAGCAGGAGACTCATTAATCACCACACGCATACCCTCCGCAAACGACACACGCATAGAAGGATCACCCCACAGATGCTCGCCCACAATCTCATTCTTGTCGATATGAAGAAGCTGAATACGGTACGCGTGCACGCCCGTCACTTCACCAGCCCACTCGCGATTACGAGCACGCCAGTCAACGTTAGGGGTAATGTTCGCCCACCCAACCCAGATAGGCAGGTTCTCCCGGTTATGTAGTCCGTGCTCAGGGTCCCACTCATGCTCGACAGAATCAGGAGTCCGATACACACTGATCTTGCTATTAGCCAACAACTCCAACGGATAATGCGCAAGAGTCACAAACAACGGATGGATATTAGGCTCAATCGACAGCGCCACTAGAAGTTCACCACCCAATCAACAGGCTCATATGACGGCAGGATGACATCAAACGACAGGTTATTCTCATCATCTTCCTTCGCCTGCTCCCGCAAAGTCTTCGCACGCTTCACAATGGCATCAAGCAGCTTAGCGCCATCCGTCTGCTTATCATCAGTCTTCAAGACGAGAAGCTGCAATGCCTTATCCATGCCGATAGCGTCGCACGCATCAGCAGCGGCCCGCTTCACATTTCCATTGTTAACAGCAAGGAACGCAAAAATCTCATCATCCGTAAACAAATAGCGAGCCTCATTACGAAGATCACGCAAGTCCTCCAACTTACGCAAGTCAGGAATAAGAACCCTTACCTGGCCAATAGGAGAAGTGTAGTCAATCATGATCTAAGTATAACTGAACCCCCTACAGCAAAGGCCATAGGGGGTTCAGTTAATCCGTCAGGAGTTCAGGCCCGTAGACCCGATAACGCCATCATAGCGGACCAAGCCCGCACCGGCAATCTGACGAATACGAATCTCGACATCATCATTGTCGAACGAACCCTCATAAGGGTTAACATCCCCGCCGCCGAGCATCTGGCCGGTCTTGTTATGGATGCGAAGCTCAGGAGCCTCACGACCCATCATTCCGGTCTTGGCCAGGACAGTCTTGCCATTGGCGCGACCACCCTTCGGAAGGAGGACCCATGCCTTCTCGCCACCAACGACAGAGATGAGGTCAGAGGAAAGCACCTCCAGACCCTTCAGCGGGTTCGCCTTGATCTCCGTGCGCTTGCCAACCTGCGTACGAATCTCATTGATGAGGGTGTAGTTCTTGGCGACCTCGGCCAGAGACGGGTTGGTCACCAGCACGAAGCCTTCAGGCACGTACGTGGAGTGGCCATCACGAATAGTCGCAAGCGCCTGGTAGCGTGCGGCCACAATAGCGTCGAACGACAAAGCCGCGTTCTTCACGCCACCGACACCACCAGCACCCGTGCCGCCCGTGAACTCATCCGGAACGGTCGTGAAGTCAGCCTTCGTCTTGTTGGCGTCGTTAAACACGTCAGCACGAAGAGACTTCGTGACCGGATCGAAGATCTGCAGCAGGACCAGAAGGTCCTCAGTACGCGCAGCAAGCGTCGCAGCATCCTTCGGGAAACGTGCAATCACGTTCCACTCATCGTTGATAAACGACTCGAAGGAGAACTGGATACGAGCACCATGCTTGCTGGCGGTGATAAACGCACCCTCTGCCTGGTACGACATGGTGGGGTACGGCGTCAGCTCAGGCACATGAGGCAACGTGCCGACAGGGTGCTTGTAGCCACCATTGTCGATGGGCACAGTCGTGGAGTCGGGCTTCAGCGACAGCAGCGAAGCCGGGCGGAAATCCGTCAACAGCTCCTTCGTCGCAATATTGCCCCACAAGGTGTTGTAGGAGTCGAAGTACTCCTGGAAGCGCACGTTGGCGGCTGTCACGAACATGCCCGCGAGCTGGTCAGAGGTGACGGCTTCCTTCAGGCGAGCCTGTGCAAGACGGTCACCTGCAAGGGCCTCGGCCAACTGGGTATTGAAGTCTTCCTGGTTCTTGAAACGCACTTTAATTGCCTCCTATCAGGCGGTCTTTGCAGGCGCAAGGACAACCTGCATCTTCTGATCGACAGAAGCGGACGACACCGGCTCCTTCAGCCAGCCGATAATGACATCCGCGCCCGTCTTGACGGTCGTCACAACGGGCTTGGTGCCAGCACCCGTCGCAGCCTTCACGTACACAGGGTCACCGGCCTTGGCATCAGCAGTGACCTTGCCGGTCAGCTCGAACACACCGCCTGCGACACGCACAGAGGCGTAGCCGGGGCCGTTCAGGCCGTAGGTCGGAGCAGTCAGGACCTCACCGAGGGTCTTCTCAGGCTCAGCAGTCGTGGGGCGAACCTTCGACTGAAGAATGCCCGCAATGCCGTTCGTCTTATTAATGACAACGACATCACCCGGCTCAAGATGAGCCTGTGTTGCATCGACAGGCAGAGAAAGAGTATCCGAGTACTCGAAAATCTGATTGTCCTTGACAACCGGAACCTTAATAGGCATAACCGCCACAGTGATCACCAACCGATCTTCTTGAAAGTGTTAACAGGCTTGTCGTCAACCGGGGTAGCAGTAGCCGCCACAGCCTCCTTCAGATAAGCACGCTCAGACTCCAAAGCGGAATCAACATCCGCACCAGCCTTCACGGCCTCACGAACACGCACGATGGCAGCCTCCGGCAAACCGGACTCAGCAATCTTGCGGCCAGCCTCAAGAACCGAATCAACATCGACAGATGCCTCTTCGGTAGGCTCTTCTGCCTTGGCCTCCTGAATAGTAGCCGTAGCAGCTTCGAGCTTAGAACCGAGGGCTTCAATAACAGAAGCAATCTCGCCCTTCAGCTCGTCGAACTTGGACTCGATCTCCTTGTCCATGCCCGCCTCCTTAACGTAATTGTCGTTTCGATTAGATTCTAGCAGATCGGTAATAACTCCACCCGCACCCGGAGTAGTCACAAAGTCAACCGAACGCACACCAGCAATAGGTGGAACAATACCATTCTCACTAATAGGGTCAGCGCACCAGGCATTAATGGAAACACCGATATACTCCCACTTATCCTTGATCAACTCATTGACCCCTGAGAACACCTTACACACAGTGTAGAGTGCGCCATCTTCCCCGACAGTGGCATCCTCCAAGAAGACACCAGCATAATCACGAATAGAACGCTCCGGGCGCTCCCACTCCTCAGTTTCTGTCGGATGGTCAATGAACATCTCGGTGCCGGCCTTGAACAAAGGCGCAGACTCAGCCAAGTTCTCAGCAGTGTAAATACCACTTGAACCCTGACCCGGCACGATAATGCGAATCCGATACTTCCCATCACCTAGAGAACTAGCCTCCGGTGAGAAAGACTCATGCAGCTTATGCATCGGTCCCCCTATTCCTATTGTCGTTTGTTCCGTCCGACAGGGGTCCGACACCTGTCGCACGCCCGTCCTTGGTCTCGTCATCACTCTTTGTCGATGTCGAGTCTTCCTTGCCCTCATCTTCAGAAGGCAGCTCAGGCAAATCCTCCAAAGGCAAAGACCCGGCAATCTTCAACAACTGCAATACACCGGAGCGCATTTCAACCTGATGCAACGCGCCATTCTGATACGCGAGCGTTAGAGATTGAATGCGACGATGCGTCTGGTCATTATTGATCGAACCGTACTCGACATTGATCTTAATGCCGAGAGCCTGCGCAACCTCATTAAGCATGTCGATATGAAGCTGACGACGAAGCTCCAACGCCTTGAAGGTAGGGTCTTCCAGAGCAGTCTCAGCGCCCTGTCGTCCACCAGCAGAACCATCCGTCAACAGCACCGACAGAGGGATGTCGAGCGCAGCCGACACCATGGCCGCAAGAGGCGTGCCAGCAGAGAAATCGACACCAGCACCGGCCTTCGTAATCGCCTGAATGTCCTGACCAGCCCCAATCGAGGCAGTGCCGCCGACACCCATGCCAGCCATACGAGCCGTCACGGCCTGCTGCTGCTTTGCATTCACGGACTTCGCTTTGAAAGCCAGGCGCGACAAGGACTTCTGCATCATGCGTGCAATTTCCAGATGCTCCTTATAAGCCTGAGCATAATTCAACGCACCCATCAGATCAGGCTTGCCATAATGTTCAGCGCTTAGCCGGTTCACTGTCGCATACACAGCAGTCAGGCGGTGATTCACCTTGTAGTTCGCGGCATTAATCGTCACGCCCGTGTGATCCCACAGCATGTACCACTGAGGGTCCCCCGTAGTCGCAGGATTAATAAGCAGTGCAACGACATCCCCGGTCACATCATCAGTGGCAACACCACCAAGACGCATCAACGGGATAGGCATGACCGTCTTCGTCGTCTTATCGACAAGGTAGATAACACAGCCATCCGTGTTGAACGCCTGCTCATCACGGACACGAGCCTGCACACTGAAGCACGCCTTAGCGTTCTCGTCGATCACCTTACGTGCAGCCCTTGTCGCACCCTTATATACGACCGGGTCTGACCACATGTAGCCGTTGCGGACGACAAGACCACGCTTCACAATCGGATTCAGCGTGGCCAAGCGACGTGCGCGTGCGGAATGATCCCGGATAACATCAAGAGTAATAAGCGAGTCAGCACCCTCAACAGCAGACAACGACACCCAGCCGATGTCCTCCTGTCGAAGGCGGGCAAGGGACTCAGAATAAGCCCCCAAAGCCTCGATAAGTTTCTGCTCGTACTTCATAAACTAAGTCTATCACGCAATAAAGTAAGCCAATTCATCCTCAAACATGAAGTCAGTAAGGTCATCGGCATCCAACAAATCATCCGGTGAAAAGTATTGTCCCTCGGAGTCACCTGCCATAATTGCACCAATGTTTTGGTATGCATAAATAACAGCATCAAGAACGTCAGGAGACTTAATGCCACGCTTACGCATATTCTCTTTCGATTCAATGAGCAGCGCGGACCCACGGTACTCATATTTGATCGACGCAATCTCGTTATGCAGCTCGTCGTCATCAGGAAGAGACACCCTTCCATCAGCAACAGCCTTGGCAAACTGGTCGTACATAGCTGCACGGTAGTTGTACCACTTCGTGGAGTCCCCTGACTTCGCGTTACCGTGAATGCCGACGACGGAAATGGTTGGCGGAACGAAGTTGTAGATGCTGTCGAGCACTGATGCACCGACACCAATCGCGTCAATACGAATCTCGACAGCCCCCATCTCCACGGCCAGTTCGCCGACCTTGCGTGCAAGCTCAGGACCATTCAAGCCCTGATACCGGCCATGAATCCTGATGTAGCCACCCTGGTTCGACACGATCACGGAACTGTCGGAGCCGTACCGGGCCACATCGACACCAATCGTGATCGGCATGCCCTCATCCGGCTCGGAGGTGTCGTAGGCTTCCATGGACTGCATGACGCGCCCCATGTTGAACAGGCCGTCGTCAGACACGTCAGGGAACTCGCCAAGGACACGTGCGACAAAGCGGGGGTCATCCTCGCCCCATTCCTTCTTACGTGCCTCAACCCAGTCAACCTGCACGAGACGTGTCGCAACCTCGACAGGCACGACTTCGCCCGTGAAGTTAGGTGTGTCGTATGCTCCGAACTGGATGATGTTCCACGAGCGTTCTTCGGGCTTCAGGCGCATCTCGCGCTTGTAGACCTCGGCCATGTAGCATGATGGGTCGTTCGGGTTAGCAATGGCCAGGATGCGTGCGTACTTGTTCGTCGTGATGGCGTCGGCTGCGGTGAAGATTTCCTTGGAGATGCCTCCGGCCTCGTCCATGATGACGAGGACGTACTGGTCGTGGACACCCTGGAAGCCGGACTCGTCCTTATCGTCCGGCTTCATACCGAAAGCAATAGGGTCCTGTCGGTCATCCATCTTCCACGTTGCATCGGCGTTCACTTTGCCTCGGATACCTGCTACAGCCTTGACACGGGGGATCTCTTTCCACAGAACGTTGCGTACCTGTTTCCAGTTTGTCGCCGTCGTGACGACCGTCGTGTCATCGACAGGATGGGTGTCTACCCACCAGTTAACAAGGGTAGCTGACAAACGACTTTTCCCGGCCCCGTTGCCCGTAACCACAAGGGTTTTCTGGTGCTCAACAACGGACTGTGAAACTTCACGCTGCTTAGACCACATGAACAGGCCGTGGTCTTCAGCCCACTTAGCAGGGTTGTTGCGCCATACCTCAAGGCGCTGAGCGTCAGAGAACTTCTTAGCGACAGCACCGAAAGGCAGCATCAGTCACCCTCCATCTCGACAGTAGCTTCAAGCAATGCCGCAGGCTTATTCACAGCCTGAGAGAACCAGTCAGCCTTGTTCGTCTCCAGGGCGCGCTTCGCCTCAGCGGACAAATGAGGATACACAAGCGCCGTGTACTCTTCGAGCACCTGGTTGGTGAACGACAGCATGACTGCTACCTGCTTCTCCTCGATCACCCGAATCTCATGTGTCACGGTCTGTCGCTTCAGGTTCGCAACCTCAGAGATTTCACGCAAGACCGCAAGAAGCCCCTGAATGTTCGCACCCCAATTGCCCTTCTCATCAGCAAGACCAAACATCTCAATCTGCGAGTAGGCCATGTCAACAAGCGCATCAAGACGGTCAAGCTGCTTGATGCGCATGTTGCGAGGTGAGAGTTCCTGTCGGCTGTCGTAATACGCCTGCTCGATAACGAACAGCTCGTCCGACGTAAAGCCTGTCGCCTCAATGATCTTGTTACGATCAGCGCCACGCTTCAGCAACGACAAGGCGGCATCTCGCCGCCCTTTCACTCCTGGGTCATCACTCGTCAAAAGCGTCCGAGATTCGCTCATTGAACTCACGAATAACCCCCTCAATAGTCTTCTGGAACTTATGATCCAAGTATACATACGTACCGACAGTGCCAACAATCAAGCCGACAAACACACCAATAAGAAATGACATTAATCCTCCTTAGGTACTGAAGGCAGGTCTTCTACCTTCACGCCGGCCTGGATAGCGGCGACACGCACCGCATAAGCATGTTCCTTCCACAGGAACGCTTGCGTGCGAAGATCAGCCTCAAGATCTTCACGAGCCTCTTTAATCTTTTGAGCCTTTTCATAGCGCTTGACACAAAGATCAATGATGGCTTTGACGAGAAGTGTTGCACCAGAGCACACTACTCCAACGATTGCAGTATTCAATGGTGCTCCTAGTTGTTGATAGCCGCCAAGTACTCCTTGCGGGTCTTCGTGTACTTCTCTTCAGCCTTTTCCAGTTCTGTCTTCGGCAAGACGCCGGGACGGTACGAGTAGGGCCATACCCGCAAGGCCCTGCCCAGGAAAAGTAAGCCGATAATTACTGATAAGATAATAACATGCAAAGGCCACCTAACATGGGCCGTTGGCAGCAGCACCTCATCAACTGCGATCAGCAGCATTCCAACAACAGCCAGCAGTGCCGCCGGCCCTTCCAGCCACCAACTACCCCTCCACGCAGAAGGCGCACCAAGAAACCCCGACACCAACATGATGGCGCCTGCCGTAATAACAAGCCATGACAGGCTCCCCACGCGCAAAAGGAACAGGGTGCCAGTAATAGAGATAAGGCAATAAACCAGCACCATAACTGCCGTTACTGAACGTGGTTCTTCCATCGTGTTCAATATGTTCTTCATAGCAATAGTATAAACGACCACCCCACTAATTAATGTAGGGCGGTCGTTTAAGATCACGGATGAACGACACTTGGCACAGACGCCATCAAGCCTGTAGCGCCCTTCGACAGGGCCAAATCAGCCTGCTGCTTCGTCGTAATAATGTGCGCAATCAAAGGCTTGCCCGTCGCCTTGAGAGTATCCCACACGCCCTGGTCAGCGCTCCATTCCATGCCGAGCACATCAAACATCGACAGGTCCGCATCAGCAATCTCATTCGGGTACATCATGCACATGGTCTTGTAGCCGCGCTCGCGGGCACGAACAGAGACACCACCCTTGATGAAATGCTTGATGATGACACGACGCTTTGCATCTTCCACACCAAACCGGCCTTCAAGAAGGTCAAACAAGGTGGCCTCGGACTCCATATCACCCGCGCTGCCCACCTCCTTACTGCTCGTCACCTTGTGATCGACAGCGAGCACGACGTCGTCGCCAACCTGATCGAGAACGTCCGTGAGACGCAGGAATCCACCGGAGGCCTGCTGCAAGCCGGAGAGTAGAGACCAGGGGGTGTTCCAGATCTGATAGTCCGTGCCCGCCACTGTACGTGTGGTCACCCAATCGTGGATCAGAACAAACTCGCCGGTTGAACAGCGGCGCACCGACAGCTCCAAGGCCTTAAATCCGGCACGCAACGACGCTTCTAGCCCTTGGCGTGTGAACTCCGGGTACTCGGTACCGCCGAGCCTGTGCGCCACGTAGAATGGCTTAGAGGCCAGGAAACGGTCAACGGCACTACCAGCTGGCGCAGGGGTAGGCTTCGACACCGTGCGGGTGCCAGCCACCCACTTATCACCTCCTCGGTCTCGAACCCAGAGAGTCCCACGCACGTCCTTGCTTGCCGTGCGACGCAACCACAGATCAGGCACCGGGGATCACCACCTGAACACCAAGGCCATTCGTCGACTGAGCATTCGGGTACGTGAACACCGCGTCCGTGTCACCATTGCCCTGCGCAACCGCCACCGTCTGGTAATTAGAACCCTCTTGAGCCGCGAAGTTCACAAGCTCCCAACCAGCGCTCAGTGTGATCTGGCTGCGAGCCTCCTCAGACGCCGTACGCTCGAAGGCATACGCAAACACGAGACCGGTGCTCGGAGCCTTCGGAGCCGTGATCGTTGTGGTTTCCTTCGGGTCTTTCGTCCGATCCTTCGTCCTACCCGCCGTAGGCGTGCCACCACCGCGCACCGACAGGGCCACATATCCCGCCTCGACAGCCTTAGTGGTCTTCAGGGTAATAGCCTCACTCCACGGGCCGTAGGCAATCGTAGACTGCTGAGTGCCGACCCAGTACGGTTCGACAAGCACTGTCCATCCTGCAGGCCAGGTGAACGCCTGATCAGACAGGGCCTTCACGTTGAGCGCGACAACAACCATGTCCCCGGCCTGCCCGTCGACAGTGACCGTGCCTGTGTCGCCCGTGTACTGCCCGCCCACGTGGGCAATCAGTGTCGGCGTGGACGTGGCATGGTCGATGAGGAAGTAGTACGTGCCATCAGGCAGTGCCTCGGCTTCAACCTTTGAGGCCACCACATGAATCTCCGGCCGCGTCACGTTGACGTTAACGACAGGGGCAACAGGCGAGGGCACAATGGGTGCAGCCCCCACCAAGGCGCTCAGTGACACCTCCTGATCAGCCGCGAGCCCGATCTCCTTCTCCACGATGACACCAGCCGGCCCGGTGATACGCACGTCGTACGTGCCCGGTTCGAGATCGATCGACACGGGCTGCCTCGTGTTCTGCACAGCGTAGCCACCAACCAGGATGTCAGTGGCAGGATTGTTCGATCCGACAGGGTTAGGCTTAGGCGTCACGTACAGGCTGATCATCACGTGATCACCCGCGGGTGTCTTAACGCTACCAATAATGCGAGGCATTGTTCAACTCCTTAAAGAATAGTGAATAGCGAAGTGGCCCTGACACCTATGCGCCAGGGCCACAGGAGAATCAGTCGGCGTCGCCGTCGGTCACACCATAGGCAGGTGCCACATAGGTGCCGCCTGTATGAACGACAGCAATGATCAGGCCGACAACAGAGAGAACCTGTTGGGCCACGCCCGTCCACTGCTCCCAGTTCTCAGCGGTCCACCCGCCATAGGCGACACCAACCATGCCAATAGCAGCAACCAGACCATAGAGAGCCTTACGACGCTCAGGGGTGAGTGCCGTCCACTTCGTACGATCAGTGGTCAGAACTTCATTCTTCATCTCAAGAAACCTCCTTACAAATATTATACAAAAACGCTGGTATGCAAAAAGCCCTGGACACTACTTAAGTGCCCAGGGCTTTTTGTTTTAGTTCTCAGTGCTGCGCGACAAGCCTCACAATACCGTCAGCGTCCTGCTCAACCGTCATCCGACCGTGGATAAGCTTGCCATCTTCACCAAAGATCGAGCATCCACCATCAAGACGGGTCTGGCACAATCCGACAGCCATAGCACCCGTATCAGTCAAGAAGTAATCGTCCCCCTGATACGACAGCCACCCGGTACGCATAGCGCCATTAGCTTCCAGGTAATACCACTTACCCTTGAGCTGCACCCAGCCGGTCTGCATTTCGCCCTTCGAGTTCAGGTAGAACCAGTGTTCGCCATCCTTCACCCAACCGGTCTCCATAGCACCATAGCGCCCATCATGAACAGGGTGCAGGTAGTACCAGTGGCCATCAATGTGCTGCCAGCCAACCTGAATCCAACCCTTCTCATTGGCGTAGTACCACGAACCGGCGACAGGGAACCAGCCAGTCTCGAAGTCGCCACCGGGCAGCCGATACCACCAGCCACCATCCTGCGACACCCAGCCCTCCTTGTTCAACAGCTCAAGGTCAAGGTCGTCGTAGTACTGCTGAGCCTTCTCAATGTAGTCGTTTGCATATGTATCACGCAGCGAAGCCGGACACTCAGTCGAGTAGAAGTCACTATGGGGGAAGACGTTCACTCGCCACTGCGGACGCCCCAAGCCGTAACCTCGACACAAGGCAGCAGTGAGGTGCGCACCAGCATCCAGTGTCTCCTCACTAATGTCCCACCCGCCATCAGCACCAGTGGAGTTCGCGTGCTCAATACCAATCGACTTCTTGTTCACGCCCGGGCAATGCCACGCCGTGTCGAAGTCATGGACATACTGGCAAATATTGCCATCAATGTCCACATCATAATGCGCACTTGTACCATTTGAGCTGAATGCTCCATACACGCCACTAAAGCCCATCGCCTTACCAGCGTTATGGTGGACAACGACATAATCAAGAGCGTTACCAGCCCGCCCCTCATCAAAGTTGTCAATCCACATATTCGTGTCGGCAACGAGGTCTTGCCAATTCATCTCTTCAACTCCCAGTGTCCGAGGTCTCTCAGTTCCGTTTCAATCATATCAGCAAAGAACTTCCCCCCTTCCGGGGTCACATATGTCTGCCAATGATAACTAGGCCGCTTACCACCCCGAGTAATAGCCCGACGCACACCAAGCAGACCCTCAGCCTTCTGTGTTGGCACATTAATACCTCCATGGCGCTTCAGATAACCCTCACGAGCCAGCAGCCTAATGACCTTAAGAGCCCCAATACTACCAATGCCCCTAGCAAACTCAAGCAGACTAAGCTCCATCACACACCATCCACATCAGTAAAGAAAGCAGCAAACGGATCATCACCCGGATCGGCGAACACGACATCAACAGGCGCGGGCTCAGTATCGACAGGCCGCAGAACATCCTTCGGACGCCGCATCGTCTTCAAAATAAGCGTCCAGTCGATAGGCAAGTAATCATTCAACAGGATCATGTCCTTGATATTCAGACTGCCACGGACCAGCTTATTGTAGAAATACCGATCCGAGTGTCCCCCAACCTTGCGCCCATCCTTGAACGCCGACAGGCCCGCATCAATGAATTGCGCAAGCACAAGCGCTCGAAAATCATCAAGACGAGCCTCGACATCAGCCGGGTAATCCATCTTCTTTCGCGACGCTCGCGCATTCGCCATCCGCGCACGTGCAGCTTCCAGCTTCACAGGGTTCTCAATCTTACTCACTTGCCAGCCTCCTTCTTGATCAAATCAGGGCGGAACCCCGACCAATGTCTCACGATAGCCCCCTTGCCGTCCTTCACAACAACGACAGGGGCCTGACTGTACCCGAGACTCTGAATGAACGACAGAGCCTCGGGGTCCTCAGACACGTCCACACTCTCGTGCGGGGCACCCAGTCCATTCAGCTTGCGCTGCGTTGCCGTGCACTGAGGGCAACGAGGCTTAGAGTAAACAGTAATGCTCAACTTCTTCTCACTTTCCAGTCGAACCAAAGCCGCCCTTACCACGCCTCCTCGTGGACAAGACTGGCTCATCGTACAATTCAGACAGGTTTTCTAGTCGCAGGACCACGATCTGCGCAATGCGCTCGTGCTCTTCAAGAACGACAGGGCTGTCGGTCAGGTTATGCAGTGGCACAAGAACCTCGCCCTCATACCCGGAGTCGATCACACCGACACCATTGGCGAGAATCAAGCCCTTCTTGTGCAGCGACGAGCGGGCAAAGACAAGGCCGACAGCATCCCGGGGGATGTCGAACATCTGCGGCGTGTAGCCTGTCTTCACCAAGATGGTCTCATGAGGGTAAATGACGTATGGGATCGGCACCTCCAAGTCCGCCCCCGCGTCGCCGCTATGCTGCCTGTAAGGTCGCATTTCTTTCTCCTTCCTCTTTGTTGGTAATAATGTGAGGGGCTGTCTTATGTTCGACAGCCCCTCACTGTGCGTGTTGTAAGCCCGCACAAGGCCCGTACCTGGAAGGACGAACCCTCCTAGTACGTGTTCCTGAGATCAGAGGCGCGCTGTCTCAGGCCGTCTCATCAACCAGCACCTGGTGCTTGGTGGTCCCCTTGATGAGAGTCGAACTCATACTCCTTACTGGAACCCGGGTTTGAGCCGAGCGCGTCTGCCTGTTCCGCCACAAGGGGTGGTGCCCACTCAACATTCACCGTCCCTTGCTTACAAGGAGTTGAGGTGGGCTATTCAGTTATGTATTCAGCATAGTACTGCTACAAACACTATGCTTCGTGACCTGCATCAACCAACACCCTTTCAGTTCCGAGTACTTCCAACTCTTAACGTCACCATACGTAAACCTAATGGCGCAATCTTCACGTCTACGCCCGTGCGAAGCCCTATGGCTAGCAATACCAAGATAGTTAAAAACCCTACCACAGGTATAGCAATAGCAATCTTTAGTCAGCCTTGCTCGCATTATTCATCCAGTCGTAGATCATTGCTTCAGCGACACCCTGGCACGAGTCATAGTCCTTAGCATAATCAGGGTACAAGCCCCAAGAGACAGCATGAGTGCGCCTGTAATGGCAACCAGCTTACGGTTCATTTGTTCTCATTCTCCTTTGCAAGATATTCGACAACAGTCATTGCACGGCAATACTCATGTGTTGCATATGCAGCATAAGCGTCAGCCTCATCTTTGGTTTCAAAAAGACCAATGATGCCAGGGTCATCCCAGTCCAAGTCCCATACAGCGTACAGTGTATCCAACATTTCAATTCTCCTTCAGGCCGTATTCGACAATGTAAGGCTCAATCATTCAGCCTCTTTAAGCGACATCACGATCCGTGAACGTAGTAGTATCATAAGGATGCTCCCACACTATGCCCGACGCCTTTCAATTGTCACCAATTCATTAACGGAGTCCACAGTAACCTCTAGAACCATCATATATGGTGCCTCTTTCAAGGGCACCCCAACCTCGACAGTAAAGGCTTCAGAGTCATCCCACGCCGTCTCCAAGTCATAGCGGACAAACGCTTGCTCATGCTGAGGACATCATCAATGTAGATCACACGCATCCACCACCTGCATCGAACGTCAAGTAATCCTTCGACAGGAACTCACAGGCCCGCATCACTGTTCTCCTTTTTCATACCATCAAGCAGTCCAAGAATCCTCGGGTGGGCATACGAGTGCCGGGCAGTAAGCCCCTCAAAGAAACCAAGGATATAGTCATCCGACCACTTCCTGAACTCTTCTCGGCTTTTTATAGAGGCCTTCGACACCCGCTCATTCAGTGTCGCCATGTAGGTTTTGAGGGCTATCCGCCACACGTGCCTAACGGTGTCTACTGCCATCTCTTCACCGACAACCGTGAGCCTGGATGTGGACTCTTGATACTCGATATATGTCATGCACCCGAGCATGTCAGCAACATGCTTTAGTGCCTCATTAATGGCCTTCGAATCATCATGGTCCTTGAACAGTGCGTAATACTGCACTTGCGAAGGTTTCTTGTATTCGACACCGCACTCATCCTTCAGTAGTGCGTTAGCATCGACAAATGCAGCGCGGCGGATAAACTCAGCAGCCAGTTCGATGGTGTTCTTCATCAGATAATCCCATAGTGGACGACACGCACGACATCATGAGTCGAACGAACAGTATCAGCGAACCCCTCGTGGGTGTACGTACGACCGTCGAATCCAACCCACACCAACTCATTGCGGTCACCATTACCAACGACACGCATTGCTTCCCAGCCGCCGACACAGATGACAGTGCCTGGCTCGATGTCGAGTGAGTCCATCACGATTCGTCGGCACTCAGGAGTGAAGCACTCAAACTGCGTGCTGGTAAGGTCGTGTGTGGCGGTAATGATATTGGCTTCCTCAAGAGTTTTGACGAATGCCTTAATAAGCGGTTCAAGCTCAGTCATTGTTGTTCTCCTTATCTGTAGAGGTGTCGGTGTCGGTGTCGGTGTCATCCCGCAAACTGTTCGTGGCTAAGGTAGTGAGCAGTGTGGGCTGCAAGCCACTGGTGAGGCCCCTTTGAGGCATCGACAAGCACGAAGATGGGGTTCCTGAGGCGTACGACAGTGCCGGGGACCGTGTTGTATGTGGCGATCCTTTGTGGGTGCCTGGGTTGTAGGTTCATGTTTTCTCCTTTCGTTGTTGATACTCATATCTTAGCAGCCAATCATTGAGTATGCAACGTGACTTGACCCACAACCTAGAAAGGTATGTTAGCCCCATAGAAAGGTGGGTATGACACCCCCCACCCCACCTCGCTCCATATAGCATATGATTTTCTATTTGTCAAGTGTGTGGTTTTTCACACTGCTTTCAGCTCTCGTCTCCACCCGCGCACCACGCAACGACAGTGCCCTTACTGCCCCTGTTGCCCTTACTGCCCCTGTCTATGTGCCCTCACAACGACAGTGCCCTCACAACGACAGTGCCCTCACAACGACAGTGC